TGATGTTTAAATTTTCTATGTTTTCATAGAAAGTATACATTTCGGATAATGTTTTATTTGATGTGATTGATTTTATGGTATTTTTTAATTCCACTTTATTTTTTGATGTATATAAATCAGTTAACTTAGTTAACATTTTTAATTTAAATTCTCCAAAATTTGTCATTTGATTATTGGTTTAGTATATCGTTTAATTTATTTTCTATTTCATAAATATTCTGTTGTGCTTTATTAATATCAAATAAATCTTCTAAATTGTTAGATTCACCTAAAAAATTTGTTAATCTAATTTTTTTATTTTCACTTAGCGGAGCCTCACCACCGGCCGGCGGTGAAGGTGGTGTTGGTGGTGCTCCCATATCCATACCCCCACCTGCTTCAGCACCTTCTGGTGATTGTGCTGCGGCCTCCCTCTCATTTTCGGGAATACCATATTTGGAATCGACCTCATCAAAAACACCCGAACGTTTTATTACCATTTGAGTATTAGTTAATTCAAAACCAATCGCCCTTTCTAATCTTTGTTGTTGTAAATCTAAAACAACTTCACTATCACTCATACCCAAGATATTCTTTTTTGCCCATGTATGTGAAACGGGTAATATACCTATTTGAGATTGGTCGGAAGTGGCGTCTTTATATAAGAGAATTTTTTCTTTCCATTGTTCAATTCTTAATAAATCTGACTGAGCGGATGGGTTTGTTAAAGATAATGAAAAATTATTTAATTCATCTTCTAATCCAACTAAATACAAATGAATTAAAGCGATTTTATTTAACTCATGTATTAAAGATTTTTGAATTCTATTAATTGTTCTTGCGAACCTAATGTCCATTAGTGCTAATGTTTTACCATCACCAACAACTTCTTCAAAACCCAAAAAGGCTTTTGGTATTCTTAGTGCGGCTAACATTTTTTTCTGAATATATTCAATATCCGCAATTTCTCCCAAATTTTGAGCACCAGGTAATGTTTCAATTGGATTTGTTTGAGCCGGGTCACGAACAGGAATAAAATAATCTTGGTCTACCGCCATTTGATTATACCTCATATCAACTTGACCGTTTCTTGAATCAACAACTTGGTCCCTTTTAAATTTATTCGCAACTCTTTGTACATATGGTTCGATATCTTTGTCATCCATATTACCAACAAAAACTTTAAATACACGTCTTTCGGGTGCCCTCGTTGTTCTATAAATCAACATAGCATCTTCAGCAAGTAACAATTGTTTCCAAATCCTCCTGATTTTATCCAACATAGATGTACCATAAGGAAGTTTTCTATCGTCACCTAATAGTCTAAAATGAGCAATTTCCCAAGACTGAAACTCCATTTCTTTATTTTTCCATTGAAATCTGAGTTCTCTACTTGGCATTTGCATAGTATCCATTTGATTAGGGGTTTTACTTTCCTTACCCTCTAATCTTTCAATCTCAATATTTGGTAATTGTTGACAACCAATAATACCTTTTTCTGGGTCAACTTTTAAATAAACAAAATTGTCACCATATTTACACATACCTCTAGCCCACATTTGTAAATTAGTGTTTAAATCCAATCTGTTTACAAATAAATCTTCTAATGTTGATTTAATTCTATCGGATTCCGAAAAGATTGTTAGTAAGTTTCCCTTTTCAGATAATGTTGTAGATTCTTCAGCGTATATATCCAAAGCAGCTGAAATTTCAGGAGTGAACTCCATCGACTCAACATCATAATACATTGATAATCTGTTTGGTTCATAATAAACAGATTGGTTATACAGTGATTGGTCAAGTTTAGAAAATTTATCAGCAATGTATTGAGTTTGTTGAGCCTGCAACATCGCCTTTTCATATTCTTCTCTACTACTCGTTTTTAAAATTTCTTCTTTATCGAATTTAAAAGATGGTGCTTCTTCAGGAGTTACTTTACCGGGAAAACCAAATATTTTTGTTAATCTTTGAAATACTGTTAAATTATCAGCCATGTATATAAATAGTTAAAAAGAATATAAATAAAAATTAGTTTAAAATAAACGATTAACGTTGTTTACCAAATAACCAAGAATATTGTTTATATTGTTCTTTTGTTGCATTATTGTTTTGTTGAAAAATAGGATTACCATCCGATGACATTGAACCAATTTGGTCAAATGATGTTCCATATGAATAAAATGATTTATTTGGTTCATATGTCCTCTCAGATATTGTCCACGATTCTAGCATCGCCTTATTTGCATTTTCATTTTTACTTAGTTGAGCAAAAGAAATATCACCAACATATAGAGCCATAGACATACTCATGATAGCATCATCATGAGCACCTTTCATGTGGTCTGGTCTACCATTGATATAAACAAACGTATTTAATTCATTCATTAATCTTGCGGACCTAACTTGAAACCCTTTTCTCAATTGTTCTTCAAACGCTGCCACAATTTGTGTTCTCTTATTATTGAAGTTAATACCGGGTATTTTTTCCATTGCTTTAGAATTATATTCCCAAATATTCTTTGTGTTAATACCATCAATATAGAGATTTTTGTAATTTAATTCTTGTAGTTTTCTTGATGTTGCAACACCCATCCCACCAGTAATATCAACAACAATAAACGCTTCGTAAAGAACACCCCATTTATAAGCGATAGATGCTAAATCATCAGGCGGTATTTTACCAATATATTCTGCAACTTGTTCTCTTTCATCAAAATCAATAATGTTTATTGATGAAAAATCCTCACTATCACCTCTACTAACATCAACACCCATTATGTATTTATGGCCTTGTATAGGTTCTTTCCATTGCCAAAAAGTACCTTGCATGTACTTTTCTTTTGGGTCCCTCAACATGTTTTTGACAATGTTATCTTGCACTTCTGTTGGAATCACACCATCCCCCGAACCAAGAAAATCACACTCCAATTCCTGAGCAATTTTTCTTCTATCAAATTTGAATTTTTTAGACATTGACTCAAACCAAGAAGATAAAGGTTTATATCCTTCCTCTTCATACTGTTTGTAATTTTCGATTTCAAAATCGGTCATTACAATCTCATCATCGTCATATTGTTCTCTATTTAACATATAGTGAACAATATCACTACATTTAACCCATCTTAAATCTTTTGTGTATCTCGGGTCTTTAAACCATCTTAAGTCAGTTATATGAAAATCGTTAACACCTCTAATAGCTTGGTCGTATACACCGTAATAAATTGGGTCAAAACCATTTGGTGTGGAAATAAGAATAATCTTACCACCCGTAGACAATGATGCCATAGATGCTGCCCAAAAATCTTCACCGGCCTCAATATATGCCGCTTCGTCAAAAATCAATATCGTTGGTGTGTAACCTCTTAACGCATCTGCAGATGTTGCCACTGCTTTTACTTCACAACCGTTGTTTAATCTAAATCTACTTTCTGAATTTTTATCCGGTGAAAAACCAACATTAACCCAATCGGGCCATTGTTCAATAAACGCCCTAATTTTGTTAGCCATTTCAACCGCAGTGTCTTTTTTGTTTGCTATTATCAATACCCTTTCAGGATTATCTTTTTTTGCTGTTTGAAGTTTTTTTGAAATCCAAGCAGCGGTAACCGTTGTTACACCAGCCTGTCTATATTTTCTCGTTATATTCTCATTGTATTTTTCGTAATCCTCTAATAATTGTATTTGGTCAGGAAATAACTCCAACGGAACGAATCTTTTTTGCGTATTATCGTAAGTTTGTAAATACGTTTTTAATGCATAAGGGGTGTCTTTGATAATTTTAGCATACTCCTTTAGTTGTTCTATTTTTTGATTACTCATATATATAAATATAAAAAAAGGGGACATAAGTCCCCCTTTCTTTTTTTAGTCATTTAAACGGACTAATCGTCGGATAATCTAATACCTAAACCACCTAAGAAATCAGATAAATCATCATCATCTGTATTATCTGTAATGTCATTTAAATCTTCGTTAAATGCATCAATAGCATCTTGATAATCTTGGTTTTTAAGCAATTTATCTATACCATCCATCAATTCGTTCATTAAACGTTTACCACCATCTGAACCCGATATAACCTCTCTCATAAACACCAAAAATTGTTTTGCTGGTAATTTAAATATTTCAACCAATAAATAATTTTGTAATTCTATTTTATTTTCATCAGTTAAAAGATTTTCAGGATACTGAGACCTAATTCTTTCCCAAATTGCTGGTCCTAAACGTAAATCCCACATTTCTTTTTCAAGAGTGTCCTCAGAACCCTCAATTTCTGACCACGCTTCTGTATCTTCATTACCTTCTTCATCTGTAGGTCTTCCTTGAATCGCAAACAATTCCATAACACCCTTAATTAACTCATGAACAAGAATCGGAAAATTAACACCTCTCGCAACGATTGTCGGTGGATTAGTATTTCTTCTTACCTCTTCCTTACCCCCAACAGAACCACCACCTTCAGGCCCACCCATCATCATCTTCATGGTCTCATCACTTAATTGCCAGTACAACGTATCGTTGATTGACATCAAAATACCATATTGTCCAATAATTCTGTCAGAACCCGTAATCTCTCTAATCTTATCTGCAACATAATGATACATGTAGTGACCTTTTTTAGATGCCCCTTGTATCATATTATTAATTAATCTTCTCTTCGCCTTTTCCATTGTCATTGATTCCAAATCACTCATCAAATCTTGTTCAATGTCGACAGGTTCAATATTTGGTTGTTGTTGCATTTCTCGATTAAAATTCTGAGTATCAATTTCACCCATACCAACAATCTTCGCATCAAATTGTAGGGCCCCTTCAGGAATACCCATTTCTTTCATTACTAATTCAACTGCAAGTCTTTCTAATTCTTCTTTATGTGCCCGTTCAGTTTGGATAATTTCATCATGTGCTAACATCATCATTCGAGCCAACGGCATAATATTTTCTTCACCTCGCATTGGTGCATCAACTCCCGTATATTCTCTAACTTTAGCAACTACTTGTCTGTATCTTTCAGATGCAAGTAATTCTTGAAAATTTTTATTAGGTTCTTCACCGGTTGACGGTAATGGAATCTTTTTTAGTGGAGTGTCTCCTTGTGCTAATTTGTCTTGTAATCCTTGATATGGTCTATCAGGTGTATCAAAATCCATTGGCATCTCATGTAAGTTTTCACTTAATATACGTAATAAATCTTTTTTTAAAAACTTCATTGTCTAATATTTTTTTTCTCTTAATGCTTTAGGTTTAGGGTCAACCCCCGGACCCGGTTGATAAGGTGTTTTTGGTTTTGGTTTATCTTTCTCTTTTGGTGGTGCATCGGGAAGTACATCAGGTTGAGATGGATTTGGTGATGGAGCCGGTTGATTACCAACAATTGCATCGTAAGTCATAAACTCAGGAATACCGTTGTGACCTTTTTTTGGTTTTGACATAGGCATCGGTTGAAACGTTTCCATTTTTTCATTTATAATTTTCATGATATCATTTTTTGATGTAAATTGAGAATACTTTGATTCGGTTAAATCTAAAACCCATTCTTCAATTTCGGAAACATTTTCATTCATTTTTTTCTTCCACCCTTGTTTTGCTCTAATAGCAAATTTCAATTCCGCTTCTTGGTCTATAATTTTTTTAGGAACTTTTTTACCTTCGTCTTGATATTTTTTACTTTTTTCTTTTAAAGAATTAAGTTCTTTTTTTAATTCAGATACAGTTTTATCTGCATGTTCTCCTGTTTTCTTAACTTTAACATCACCTTTCCACTTTTCATTTACATCTTTATGTTTTGACTCGTAAGTTTCAATAGTTTTACCAGCAGCTTTAGCTGCTGCGATATCTTTTACATTGTCTTTTTTAATCATCACAGCTTCTTTTAAAACTGTTTTTGATAAAGTCACAAGTTGTTTATCATTAAAACTAACAAGAGTTTTTTCTGAAAACCCTTCTTTTAAAAGTTTTTCAATTATTATTTTTCTATTCATAATATTTTATTTTTTTATTTTCTAATGTTATTCCTCTTTGTTTTAATTTATTTGTGATAAATTCATAGGTTTCTCCAAATCTAAAAAATAACCTATCTTTTTCTGAATCAAAATTTGTTTTTTCCCAAGCCATTGCAACTATACCGTCAACAGCATCGATAATACCAAAATAGTCAGAATTTTGTATCAATTCAAAAACAATATCCGTATCTTTGAGTAGACCAACTTGGTCTATGTATTCAACACTTGGGGATTTAGTTGTAAATGTTGAAGAAGCGGGAACATCATACCATTCATCCATATTTATTT